TGAACAAACAGAACAGCCGGAACTCACCCTGGCGCCAGGCGGCCAAGACCGGGTCCGCGCGGCAGCGGCGCAACGCGGCGTACTTCGAGATGCTCGCCGCGGCGGGCGACACCCGACGTGTCCCACGACCCGAGCTGGACTGAATGCCCGCTGTGCGCTGGAAAGAGTCCGATCTACGACGTCACCCGGACCTGCTGTGCCGTGAGGCTGATTCTGTCGCAGCCGTCGCGGAGTCGAAGGCAGACGGTGCTGGCGCTGCTGGACCGGCGACCCCAGTACGCGGACGGAAAGGCGGTGAGAAAGGCCGTGGAGGCCGCTTTCGACTCAAGGCGCCCGAAGCCCCCGAGTCCGCGGTGATGGCAGCGGTCCTCAAGCGCCTGCGTCTGCACCCCAAGGTGCATTGGGTGGAACGCATGAACAGCGGCGCCGGCCAGCTGAAATTCGCCGACGGCGGCGCGTCCCAGTGGATCCGCTTCGGGTGGCGGGGGGCGCCGGACATCATCGGGCAGCTCAAGGCCGAGTACGGCGGCGCCATCCTCTGCGTTGAGTGCAAGACGCGCTCGGGCCGGCTGCGACCGGAGCAGGAGATGTTTCTCAACCAGGTCCGCTGCGGCGGCGGTGTCGCCTTCGTCGCGCGGTCCCAGGACGACGTCGAGGAGTATCTGGGCTGATGGCTGGTGACTGGATCAAGGTCGATACGATCCTGGCTGAGAAGCCCGAGGTCTGGTGGATCGCCGAGAATCTGGGCATCGACCCGGACGCCGTGGTCGGCAAATTGATCCGCCTGTGGTCGTGGATGGACCAGCACATGACCAGCGGAACCAGCGTCAAGGTGACGCCGAAACAGATCGACGCAATTTGTCGGTGCGACAACTTTGCTCAACAGTTATCCACAGTTGGATGGCTGATTATTCACGCCAATTCCGACCGCATAACGGTGCCAAACTGGGAAAGGCACAACGGAAAAACAGCGAAGGAACGCGCACTTACACGCGACCGCATGAAACGCTCGCGTGACGCCGCGAGCGTAACGACACCGTCACCAGAGAAGAGAAGATATAAAAGAAAAGAAGAAGAAAAGAAAAAGCCGCCCCCAGCGTCACCGCCTGCCGACCGGCGTGACGGCGGCGCGCGGCTTGAGGCCGCGCCGCCTACGCCGTCGGCCGGTGAGGCACCAACACCACCGCCTCGACCAACCGCACAGCGCGCGGCCGGACTGACCCACCTGTCGGCACTGCTGCGCCAGGTTCACCCGCCGGACCCGGAGACCGAGGCGGTGCGCGCCGCACTGGAAACCAGGGCACCAATCCCGATCCCGACCGACGAGGCCGAGCATGTACAAGCGGCGCAAGCGTGAGACCGAACCCGAGACCTACGACGCCGGCACCTGCCGCACCTGTGGCGAGACGCACAGCCACCGCTGTGCCGTCCCGGGCTGCGACTCACCCGGCACGATCACCGACAGCATCAACCACGCCTGCGCTGGCACCGCGCGCTGGGTGTGCCGTCGCCACTATCGGGATTACGCCGCATGAGCGCCATCCGCCGCCACCCCACGGCCACGTCCTACTCGCTGGCCTACCAGCGCGACCTGCTCGCGGCCAAGGCCAAGATCCTGATCGCGCTGCGCTACGCCGAGACGCCGCTGCCGCGGCTGGTGTGGCAGGCGAGGAATGCGTACCAGAGGGCGTGGGCGGCGGAGCTGGAGAGGACGCCATGCTGATCATCAAGGCCGACTTCAAGCCGGCGCAGAACTTCATCAAGGCCATCCGCGACAAGGCCATTCCCTACGCGACCCGCGCCGCGATCAACGAAACAGGGAAGAAGATCAAGGAGGCCGAGCGCCGCGAGATCGACCGCGTGTTTGACCGACCGACACCGCGGACCCGCAACAGCGTGTTCTTCAAGCCGGCCACCAAGGACAACATGACGGCTTTCGTGTGGATCAAGGACGAGGCCGGCGACCCGCCGCCCATTCGCTGGATGTTCCCGCAGATCACCGGCACACCACGCGGCTGGAAAGCGTTCGAGAAATCCCTGCAGTACGTCGGCGCCATGCCGAAAGGCTGGTGGGCCATGCCCGGCGCAGGCGCCCCGCTCGACCAGTATGGCAACGTGCCGTCCGGCTTCCTGAGGCAGCTGCTGTCCCAGCTACGAGCCCAGCGAACCAGTGGCTTCGAGTCGCGTACCGGCGGCATGGGGCCTGGCTTCGACGCCAAGCGGCGCCGCACGCTGATGCGGCAAGGCTTCCGCCTGTTCGCGCTGTCCCAGCCGCGCGGCAAGCTCAAGCCCGGCGTTTACTCGGCGGACCTGTTCGGCAAGAACATCACGCCGGTTTTGTACTTCAAGGAGCGTCGCCCACAGTACCGCCCGCGCTTCCCGTTCTACGACGTCGGTGATCGCGTGGCCAAGCGTGAACTCGCGCCCGCCTTCGCGCGCAAGTTCGCCGAGATCGCTGCCAGGTTCGGTCGGGAGGGGCTGCGGTGAGCGGGTCCTTCGTCCGAGTCCCCAACTCGGGTAATTGGTCCCCCGATGTTTGCCTAGCGCCAGGCTATTAAAACTTGAACACCGATAGCGACTGACAATGTGGACGGACATGGAGGCGCCAGACCAGGGGCCGGCGGCCCCACCGGCAAGCGCACCGGCACGCAGAAGCGGTTTGCCGAGGCCAAGGCGCGCAAGGAGGAGATGCTGGCCGACCTGCGTGAGCTCGAGCGCGACCGGCTGCGCGGTTCGCTTGTCCAGCGCGAGGCGGTGCTCGCCGACTGGCAGGCGGCGCTCGGCGTGTTTCGGGCCAGGCTGCTGGCGCTGCCGGTCAAGGCCGCGCCGTTGTGCGTCGCTGCCGGCGGCATAGCGGAGGTCGAGCATGTCCTGCGCCGCCTTGTCGCCGAGTCCCTGGACGAACTGTCCCGATCTGACGGGCTGCCTGCGGCCGGCGCTGATGGTGCTGCGGCCACCGCCGGACCTGACGGTCTCGGCGTGGGCGGACCAGGAGCGGAGGCTGTCGGCGGAGGCGAGCCTGGAGGCGGGGCGGTGGCTGACGAGCCGCGCCGAGTATCAACGCGGAATCATGGACGCGGTGTGCGACCCAAGCGTGCGGCAGGTCGTGGCGATGACCAGCGCGCAGGTCGGCAAGTCCGAGATCCTGCTTAACGTCGTCGGCTACTTCGTGGACCAGGATCCCAGCCCGATCCTGATGCTGCAGCCGACGGTCGAGATGGCCGAGAGCTTCTCGAAGGACCGGCTGGCGCCGATGCTGCGCGACACGCCGGCGCTGCGCGGCAAGATCGCCGATCCGCGCGCCAGGGACAGTGGGAACACCACCCTGCACAAACGATTCCCCGGTGGGCACGTCACGCTGGCCGGCGCGAACAGTCCGGCGAGCCTGGCGTCCCGGCCGATCCGGGTCGTGCTGTGCGACGAGGTCGACCGGTACCCGCCGTCGGCCGGGTCGGAAGGCGACCCGGTGTCGCTGGCCATCAAGCGCAGCGCAACCTGGTGGAATCGGGTTGTCGTGCTGACCAGCACGCCGACCGTGAAGGGGTCGAGCCGCATCGAGCTGGCCTATGGGCAGTCAGACCAGCGCCGGTATTTCATCCCGTGCCAGCACTGCGGCCACGAACAGACCCTGGAGTGGGAGCGGGTCGTCTATCCGCCTGAGGCGCCGCGGGAGGCTGCCTACACCTGCGTGCAGTGCGGGGCGGCATGGACGGAGGGGGATCGCCTGAAGTCGATCCTGCGGGGAATCTGGCGGCCGACGGCGCCGTTCACCGGCGTGGCCGGGTTCCACCTGTCGGAGCTCTATTCGCCGTGGCGGGCGCTGGGCGAGGTGGCAACCGATTACGAGGCGGCCAAGGGCGACCCCGAGACGCACCGCGTCTGGTGGAACACCAGCCTCGGCCTGCCGTTCGAGGAGGTCGGCGAGCGCGCCGACACCGGCGGGCTGCAGGCGCGGGCCGAGGACTATGGCGCCGACGTCCCCGATGGCGTGGCGGTACTGACGGCCGGGGTCGACGTGCAGGGCGATCGGCTCGAGGTCGAGGTGGTCGGCTGGGGCGCCGGCGAGGAATCCTGGTCGATCGCCTACGAGGTTTTGCCGGGCGTGCCGTCCGAACCGGACGTCTGGCGCGATCTGGGCGAGTATCTCGCCACGACCTGGCGCCGCGCCGACGGGCAACCGTTCGGCATTGCCGCCACCGGGCTCGACACCGGCTACCTGATCCGCCGCGTCTACGAGTTCTGCGCGACCCAGCGGGGCCAGTACGTCTGGCCGCTGAAGGGCATGGCTGGCGCGCGGCCGGTGGTCGAGTCTGGCCTGCGACGCGCCAAGCGAGTCGCGGCGATCGCGGCAAAGGGGAAGTTCCGACCGTTCGTGGTCGGCGTGGACGAGGCGAAGCTGACCCTCTACCGGCGCATCGCCAAGGTCACCAAGCCTGGCCCGGGGTACGTCCACGTCCCGGTCGGTCGGGACGAGGAGTGGTTCGCGCAGCTCACCGCCGAGCAACTGATGCCGCGCGCCAACGGCGTGCGCGAGTGGGTGAAACTGCGCCCCCGAAACGAAGCGCTCGACTGCCGGGTGTACGCTTACGCCGCGCTCAAGCTGCTGCACCCGGATGGCGTACCGCGCGCCCCGGATCCCGCCATGCCGCAGCCGACCCGGGCGCCACCGCCGGCCGCACCGCCACGGCGCGTCGCCAGGCCGCTGATCCGATGAGCTGGCGGGCCGTCCTCGAGGTGGTCGAGCGCGAGCTGGGGCATGAGGTCGCCGCCGCCATCGACCGGGTGGTGCGGCGCGAGCTGCGCGGGCTGCGCCTGACGATCCCGAGCCGGGCGACCCTGACGCCGGACATCGTCCACGAGGCGGCACCGTACCAGCCGCGCAAGGCGGCCCGGATCCTGGACATCCACCCGAGCACCGTTTACCGGCTGCTGCGGGTTCGCCGCTCGCTGATCCGCTGACGCACGCAAGTTGTCGCAGCCGCGCCTGAAATAACACGCGGCAGCACCAAAACTGCCAGCGTGAGTACGTCTACCTACGCCGAGCGCATCGCCGCGATCGACACGATCCTGGCTGGCCCCGAGTCCGTTGTGCTCGGCGACCGGCAGGTGCGCCACAACTTCGCCGAGCTGCGCAAAGAGCGCGCCTACCTGTTGCGGCTGTCGGCCGGGTCGTCCGCCTCGAGCTTCCGCCGCGTCGTGTTCAAGGGCGGGTCGGCGCTGTGAGCGTGGTGCCGATCCGCGCCCGGTACGACGCCGGCTACGCCTCCGACTTCAACGTCGCGCCGCCCACCTCCCAATCCGCCGACGCCGAGATCTACTCCGCCGGCCAGCGGCTGCGCGACTGGGCGCGGCACCTCTCGCACAACAGCGCGATCATCAAGGCGGTTCTGGACGCCCGGGTCAACAAGGGCATCGGCGAGGGCCTGCGCTACGAGCCGATGGTCGTCGACCGCAAGGGCAACCTGCTGGACGGCATCAACAACGCCATCCGCGACACGCTGGGCCGCTGGTCCGAGGCTGCAGACGTCACCGGCGAGCTGGCGCGCGCCGAGATCGAGCGGCTTGCCTGGCGCGACTGGGACTGCGCCGGCGAGATGTTCGGCCGCAAGGTGTACCGGGGCCGGACGGCCGAGCGCATCGGCTACCAGGCGCAGCTCATCCGCTCCGAGCTGGTGCCGTACGGGTTCATGGACGCGAAGTCCGGCGCGCAGATGGGTATCGAGCGCGACGAGTGGGGCGCGCCGCGGACCTACTGGGTCTATCCCTACGCGCCATCAACGCAGCTGTGGCGCTTCGCCGCGCCGTCGCTGCAGCCGGCCGCAATTCCGGCGAGCGAGATGGTTCACCTGCGCCGCCAGGAGGAACTCGACGCCACCCGCGGCGTGACGCTGTTCCACGCCGTCATCTTCCGCGCCTCCGACATCGCCG